GTGGCAATGGACTGCAAAACTAGGTACTATAGCAAATAAGGCTGAACTGAATGTCGCAATTAAGTATGCTCGAACTTTCATCTTACAACTGCGCGACCCTATGTTATGCAATGTTCAAGGTGATGACATCCTTTTACGTTTCAAGAACCTCTTAGATGCAATAGCTGTCGTATGTGCTCTACGGTCAATGGGTTTTGTTATCCATCCACAAAAAACATTCTTCTCTCAACATCACAACGAATACTTGCGGAAGTACTACTCTAACGGTGTACTTAACGGTTATCCAGCTAGAATGATTAACAATATCAATTGGGTATACCCTGGTGATTCACCAGCTCTAAGCCTTCAGGATAAACTGACCACAATAGCTGATCGATGGATCAAAATCGGTGAAAGAATGTTTACTCAATTTACAGATCTGATGTTATTAGATATGATAGGTGCAAAGATACCTCGAAAAGTAATAAATGTCTACTTACACGCTAAACCTGTTAATGGTGGGCTAGGGATTGCCCCTACAAATAACCTTGCAATTACTTTTGAAAAGGAAAAGATTAAGAAACATTACGCTATAAAAGGTGTAGGATATGACGACTTCTTGTTGCGCTTTGGTACTTACCAAGGCAGGGAACTAGAACGATGGTTTTTAACTACACTCGCTGGGCCAGATAATGATATTATGAAAACTTTCGCTGAAGTCACTGTTATTACTTCTGCTCCAGTTGTTCAACCATTGCCATTTAACATCGTTCATACTGTTGCACTGCCCCGCACAACGCGTAATCCTGATCTCCCTTCAAACGTCATATTTGGTACTTCTGACAAATTCATGACCTACGCTTTTCCTGATCTGGATAAATTCACTGAGAGAGGGCATGCTCCAAAGTCATGGATATATGATTTTCTGACCAATAATCTTGATGTGAAAACACCAGTTGTATCAGGTATGTCTGTAGAGATGGCTTCACTCGCTTGGTCCAGCTACAAGCCATCCCTAATATCGGCAATGTATTACAAGAAGACCGTCCCGAATAAATGGCAACGGCTCCAACAATTCGCTGATATTTATGCACCAGCCATCATACAGCTAACCAAACCTGTGTCTTTGTTGATGTATTAAACCTCTTTCTTCAACTTACTTGAGGAAAGGTAACCACGTGGTTTCAGACCGCTGGTCATGGTGCAAAGTATGTAAATAGTCCAGAAACTTTGTAGCCTTCAT